AAACAGGCCTATACCGCTGTGATGTCCAACCTGCCGCCCAGCGCCCGCCAGTCGCTCCACGATCTGTACAAGGTATCGAATGGGATTTCCCTTTCGAGCAAAGAGCGGATTGTCACCGGCCGACTGAATGCCATCACCAAGGAACTCGAGGGCGCTGATACGGCCATGGAACGGGTTTACGATGTCGTCAAGAAGGTGGCAGGCACCGCGGCGCTCGAGGGCGCATCATCTGCAGTCGGGCTTCCCGGTGCTGGCCTGGCTGCTGGCCTGATGAACGCGCTGAAGACGAAAACCCCAGTGATGCAGGCGGCTGATAAGCTTCTGTCGTCGCCTGAGTTCATCGCCATGGCCAGGGCCTCGGCCACCAGTGAGGGCCCGAAGGCCGCAACGGTAAAACGCCTGGCAGCCTCAAAGCGTATGCGGCAATTCTTCAAGGAAGCCGGGAGCCCACCAGAAATGCGTGATCATGAAAAATGGCTGATGAGCCTGTTTCAGTCGTCCAACCAAACCAAGAAATAGGAAGTCATCCAAATGAGCGTTCTGATGCAAATCAACCCGTTCGATTTTTTCACCGATCAGAAAGGTGATGCGCTCGATGGGGGGTATATCTGGATTGGGCAGCCCGATAAAGACCCACAGTCTTTCCCGTCGACCGTCTATTACAACAGCGACTTGACCATACCGGCCGCGCAACCGTTGCGCACCAATGCCGGGTATGTCGTTCGCAATAACGCGCCGGCCTTTCTGTACATCGATGGAACGTACAGCGTGAAGGTGCTCGACAAGAAAAAGCGCATGGTCTACTACCTGCCGAACGTGCTTTTGTCGGCGGCCGGTGCAGCCGTTTCGTTGTCCGATCTTTTGAACTCCACCAACCCAGCCAAGGGTGCCGGATTGGTAGGATGGCGCCGGTCTGCCCTGGCGACGGCTATCACCAATGTCGGCCAAATGCTGTCGGCGCAGCCGGTAAATATCTGGGAGTTCGCCCAGTTCGTTACCACCAAGCCAACGCCAAGCAACCCTGCAACCTGGGATTGGACACCAGCCTTACAAGCTGCAGTAGACGGCGGCATTCCAGTAACCATGCCGATTGGCGAATATCCACTATTCACGCCGGTATTCGTCAAGGGCGGTACTGCAATTTACGGCGCCCAGGGCCAGGGTGTTGGGTTCCAGAAAGGCACCATCTTGAAGCCCACCACCTCGGCTTTCCTGTCTTCAGACTTTGGTGTTCAGCAGGTATTTTTCCGCCTGGCAGACGTGGGGATTTACGGCGGCACAACGGCAATGGACCTGGGCCTGTTCCATGAAGTGGACATGACCGATGTGTCTTTCAACAGCTTCAGCGTTGGCGCGTTGGTACTGGTGCGCGGCGAGAAACACCGCTTTGAACGAATCCGGTTTGATGCCCAGAAGCCTGGCGTATTCGGCATGTCGGTCGGTCGCTGGGAAGAATCGCCAGGCCATGGTTATTCGGATGCCTACTTTGCACCGGACGGGGCATTCTTCGACCGGGCCAGCCTGAAAGATATCTTTTTCCAGGGTGGCGCCGGGGGCTATTTTGCCTATGCCATCAAGTCGAACCTGTTCAGTAGCACCGATATTTCCAACATCGTTTGCCACAACAACAAACAGGCCGGTGAGATTAGCGCCCTGTACATCCGCACGCGGATTCAGCTGTGCAACATCGCCGGCTTCGCGCCTGATAACTGGGGCAACTCGGCAAACCCATGTCCCGCGCTATTCGACCTGGCGCAAGTGCTTTCTTGCACGTTCGCCAACGTCTCGCCGTCGTTCTCTGGCAACAACGATTACACCAACGGCGTAAGGATGACGAGCGCGGCCAATACCCTGTTCGCCGGTTGCTGGGCGGCTGGTGATAACGTGACCAAGTTCGGGTTCATCACCGGCACCGGCCTTGGCCAATCGATGACGATGGTTTCATGCCGCGGTGCATTCTTTCACTCGAGCGTCTCTTTGCTGGCCAGGCAGCAAGCCGTGCATATTGGCTGCCAGTGGGATGCGGTGCAGGGCGGCTCCGGCAACTACAACTTTACGAACAACAACATCGACACGATGATCATGGCCGACACGAACGGCGCCGTCGCGGCGACCGCTCTGGCCCGCTGGAACTTCGCCAACGGTGGCGGCGCGATGCGTACCGCGTTCACAATCGCCAAGGAGGGGCCAGGCAGCATTGGCCCTGTATTCTGCCTGGGTAGCAACTCGTCACCGGAAGGCAACGTAACAGCGGGCCCTGGATCGCTGTATCTGTACAACAACGGGGCAGGCGCTGGCGCGCTGTTCGTCAAGCAATCGGGGACTGGGAATACAGGATGGGTTGGGAAATGATTGCAGTTATTTTGAATGGCGAAGTTATCAACGTGGGCCCATGGCAACATGCGCTCGAGGACGGCACAGAAAACCCGTTGCCAGAAGGCGCCGTAGAGGGGCCTTTCGACATCGTGCAGACCTCAACCGGAAAGTACGTGCTGGCGTCCTCCTATGCGGAGCTGCGCCGCACCGAGTACCCACCGATTGGCGATCAGCTCGACGCGCTGTTTCATGCCGGCGTTTTCCCGCCTGAAATGGCGGCGATGCTCCAGGCGGTCAAAGACAAATACCCAAAACCAAAGGTACCTGAGTGATGGCTATCCAACTCGTTCCAGCGGCAAAGAAGTGGCATAAGCGTTGGTCTACCTGGCTGCTCGGATCGGCCGGCCTGCTATCCAGCTTGCAGGCTTTCGTCCCGGGCATTCAGCAGTACATGCCGGCGAGCGCCTATAACGTCACCATGATCTGTCTGGCGGTGCTGACATTTGCCGCCGCCCAGGTTAAACAATTCGACGAATCGGGAGTCGGCCAATGAATTACGCACGCCTGAAAAAACAGCTCGAAGTCGACGAGCTGCGCAGTAAGAAAATCTATCTCGATTCTGCATCGCCACCCAAGTGGACTGGCGGTATCGGCCGGAATCTTACCGACCGCGGGTTCAGCGATGATGAGATAGACCTCATGTACGCCAACGATGTTCGGATGGCCGAGGCCGATGCCCGGGCGCTGGTGCCCAATTTCGACCAGCTCAACGATGTGCGCCAGGAAGTGCTGGTAAACATGTCTTTCAACCTGGGCAAGTCGCGGCTGTCGGGGTTTAAAAAGTTCCTGGCAGCCCTGGCCATTCAGGATTTTTCCCGTGCGGCCGATGAAATGAAAGAGTCGGCATGGTACGACCAGACCAAGAGCCGCGCCGTGCGCCTCGTATACGCTATGCGCTTTGGGAATTTCAAATGAGCCTGGCATCCATCATCGCGCTGATCGGCGCCGCTATCGGCGTCCTACTGGGCTTCCTCGGCGGCAACAAGATAGGCAAGTCTGCCGGGCGCAAGGAAGGCGCTGAGCAGGCCACCCAGCAGCAACAAGTAACCCAAGCAAAGGCGACCGTACAGGCCGTCAAGGATCGATCCAATGTTGACCAAAAAGTCTCTACCGCTACTGACGCTGATCTTGATAGCCGGCTGTCAAAGCACAGCCGCCCCGATTGATACCGCGTGCAGCTGGGTTAAGCCGATCAGTACTAACAAGGCCGACCGTGCGTTGATGGCCAGGGCACTGAAAGAGCAGATTGCAGCGCATAACGACCTGTTCGATATGCATTGCCCAGGCCAGTAACAAGAAGGGCGCCACATCGGCGCCCTTTCTCTTTTTCCTACGTCTCTCGATGCTCGTCCACAAACGCCTGATCGACCTGCAGGCCTTGCGGCTGGACAATCTTTTTCTGGTGTCTGCTGAGCTGCTTTTCTGCGCACTTCACCGAGTCAATTACCTTCTGGATGCCGCGCACGAATGCAGCGGGCTTGCCCTGCTTTCCGGCCTCGAGCTTCGCCAGTAGCCGGGTGATGCCGTCGCTCAACTTGAACAGGTCGCGGGATGCAATCTCGCAGGTTTCAGCGGCCCACTGACGGCCGGCGCGTTCTTCAATCATGCTCATTTTCGGATTCCTCGGTTTCGGTTTCGATCACAATTGCAGCCATGCGTTTGGCGCTCATCAGCAGCAGCTCGCCGTGATCCTCATCATCCAGCACCGGCATGGCCACGAACATGACGCCGGCCTTGGCCAGCCCATTGGCCACATCTAGAGCGGTGCGCAGTTTGGCAGGATTTGCGCGTTTCATTTGCCACCCCCGGCGAAGTGCTTTTGCATTGCGAAATACACCTCGGCGCAGCCAACCGTATCCGCTTTTGCCCGGTGCGCCCCTTCAAAATCTCGACCGGTGAAAAACTTGAAAGCCTCGGCCAAGTTCGGGGTTTTGAACGAATTCTTAAAGCTGGTTTTCAGCATCTTTTCAGTGGGAGGAAGCTTGATGATTGGCTTCGAGTTCGTGGCCGTGCAGTAGGTCGGCGTCAGCTTGAATCGATCGGCCGCGGCATCGCCGAAATAGCGCTTGATGGCGATCCGCATAATCCTGTCATCGAACGCGCAGTTATGGGCCACGCGCAGCGAGGCGCGCTTGTGCATGTGCCCGAACTTCGACACGGCTTCGCGCTCGTCGATGCCATTAATTATGGCCATTTCCGTGGTGATGCCGTGAACGTCTGAGGCTGATTTTGGGATGGTCCAATCGTATGGCCTTACCATTGCTTCCATTTCGTCGACAAACTCGCCCTCGGCGCTGTACAGCCGTATGCACAGGTCAACAAGGTGGGGCTGGCCAACGTGGTTACTTGGCTGTTTGAAAAGAGGAAAGCCAGTGGTTTCCGTGTCGTACACGCCCACCAGCGCAGCAGGCTCGAGTATCTGAAAAGTCATGTCTATTCTCCGGGATCAGTGCCGCGTTTCTTTGGGGACGATGTTCACTTTAGGCAGGTCGCGTGCAGTCTGTATAAACCTTGCCATGTCACCTAGCGCACGGATGGCCTGCTCGCGGCTGGCAGTCCCGGCCAGGTACTTGGCGCCCCCAATGATGTATAGGGCGATGACATCTAAAACCTCATGGGAGGTCTCCGGGTCTGCAAGTTCCAGAAGTTCCTGCAGTTGTTTTGCCGCATGGTCGATCAACAGTTGGCGGTCTTTCATGGTTGTATTCCCAGTGCTGGGCGCCAGCTCGGCGCCCATGGTCATTGTCTGTTACGCGCTTTCCGCGATGCCGTTCTCAATCCAAATTTGCTGCACATCATCGTCCATATCAGCCGCAAGGCCTTTCAGCGTTCCGCAGATGATCGCGTTATTGATCGCGTCCAAATCGTGCAGCTCGAGCAGCAGCGTGACCAGCTGCCCGCGGCCTTTCATATCGAGCACATCGAAGCGATCCAGCAACACGAACTTGAGGCCGCTGATTTGGGCGATGGCCAGGGCGATAAGCGTGTCGGCGCGCCACTGTGCTGACTCACTGAGCAAGCCATACAGGCGGCCATCGGCGGTGATGTCCATGTCGTTACTGATCGAGACTCTTTTCCAGCCGCCCAGCTTGCTGAGTTGTGTCAGCGAGTCATTTACCGGTTTGAGCGCGGTGGCCAGAATCTCGGCCGGGATGCCTTCGGGCGAAAGTGCGTTGGCGATCAGCAGCCAGCTGATTACCTCTTCATGATACTTGCGGGCATTCTTGTTGGTGGCCTCGGCGCTGCCCAGCAGGTTCTGGCGATCTTTCATAGCGTTAACCTGGGCGCGCAATTCCTCGGCCTCGAGTCGCTGGGCCTGGAGCCCATCGGCGTAGGTTTTTGCTTGAGCCAGGTCAACTTCCTCTGGCGGGTTGGCGTTCAGCGTGGCCAATTCAGTGGCGGCATTTTGCGCAAGCGTAACGGCAGCGACCAGGCCTTCAATTTCAGTATTGATGGAAGCGATAGAGCCTCGAGCATTCGTGACCTTCAGCGCCAGGTCGCTGGTGGCTTTTGTGTCAGCCTTCAGGCCGGCAAATTTCTCGAGTGTCTGGCCCTTGATGGTCAATTCAGCTTCACAGCATGGGCACTTGACCGGCACCACTCCGGCCTGGGCCTCCTGCAGTTTGTCGCGCAGCAGGTCGAAGTTTTCCTGGGATGCCTTCAGCCGAACCCGGGCGGCCTCTAAGCGCTCGCTGGCGTCGGGCAATTCGCTGGCCACTGCCTCGAGGTCATCGCGGCGCGTGTAGTAGTCGTTCGCATAGGCGATTTTCTGATTCATCGTCGTT